GTACTAGGGAATTAGGTAAAAGACCTAGATTGGCTGTACTTGATGACTTGGTTTCTGATGAGGATGCAAGATCTGAGACGATTATCAGTAAAATTAGGGATACAGTGAATAAGGCTTTAGCTTATGCATTACATCCTAGTAGAAATATGATCGTATGGAGTGGTACTCCGTTTAATGCTTCAGATCCCTTATATTTGGCTGTAGAGAGTGGTGCATGGGACGTAAATGTCTACCCTGTTTGTGAGACTTTCCCTTGTACTAAGGAAGAATTTAGAGGTTCTTGGGAAGATCGTTTTACTTATGAGTATGTGAAGACTATGTATGACTTAGCTGTAGATGACGGTTCAACCGCAGGCTTTAATCAAGAGTTGATGTTAAGGATTATGAGTGATGATGATCGTCTTATTCATGATGCTGATATTCGCTGGTATAAACTTGAGAGAGTTTTGAAGAATAGGGCTAACTTTAACTTTTATATTACAACTGACTATACAACTTCTGAGAAACAGCATGCTGACTTCGCAGTAACTAGTGTATGGGCATACAATAATGTAGGTGATTGGTTTTGGGTAGATGGTAGATGTGCGCGACAGACAATGGATAAGAACATGGAGGACTTATTTAATTATGTACAGATCTATAAACCTATGGGTGTGGGGATTGAGGTATCTGGTCAACAGGAAGGATTCATTCCTTGGATTCAAGATCAGATGTTGGTAAAGAATATGTTTTTTACTTTGGTTTCTAGTGGTAATTCTAATAAGCCAGGTATACGTCCGAGTACTGGTAAGTTGACTAGATTTAATATCATGGTTCCTATGTTTAAGATGGGTAAGATGTACTTCCCTGAAGAGAAGAAAGCTGGTATTGAAATGGGTGAGATGCTTAATGAGTTGAGTCTTGCATCTGTTGGAGGATTTAAGAGTAAGCATGATGACTTCATTGATACTATTTCTATGCTATCTGTGATGAAACCTTTCAAACCTTCTGAAGCTTCAGGTACTCCAGTTATGGGAAGTAATGGCTTGTGGGATATGGAAGATGTGGACAATAATGAAGGCTTCAACAATAGTTATGTAGTTTGAGGTTTTTATGAGTATTACTCTGCAAGGGGTATTTGATAATTTAGTGTATGGAGAGTTTGCAGCCCTCTCTATGGCTGAGGAGGGAAGCATCAATGTTAAAGAATACAATCGTCTTATTACTCATGTTAACTTGGGTGTTGGTGAGTTATATAAAAGATTTGAACTTAAACGTATTGAGATACCCATTACTGTTGTTGATGGTACTACTCTTTATGTTGTGGGTACTACCAATGAAGTCATTGAGGTTTTAAGTGTTAATACTCAAGACGGTACAGAAATACCTATGGGTAATAACCTTGCTAGTACTATTGGCAGTGTTAGTTCTATGACACCTACAACACTGAAGTTTAAAGATGTAGCAGCTCAAGTATTGACAGTTACTTGTAAGGCTAAACCATTACCTATTGAAGCTGTTCCTATTGATCTCTTAGCTGTGTATGAGCCAAAGGATACAGTGATAGAATTGCCTAATACTTACTTAGAAGCTTTATTGTATTTTATAGCTTCAAGGGTATTTAATAGTTCAGGTATTGAGGGATCTGTGAATAAGACTCCATTCCATACTGGTAATAACTATTATGCTAAATTCGAGGCTACGTGTGCTTTATTACTTGGTTCAGGTATTGAAGTAGAAGAGTCCGTAGACAATACCCGATTCACTTCTAAAGGATTCGTATAATGACTGAGATACCTAAAGTTTATAGTGTTACTGGTGTTGAGAGTCTTCAACCTACGTGGTCTAAAGCTCCTACACTGGCTCAACTTAAAGCTGACTTACAAGAATGTAGTTCTTCGCTGAGTACTCATACTTCTAGGTTAAATACGTGGTATGACAATATTACTGTTACTGGTACTGCTGCCATTAAACCTTCTGAGGGTAGATCTAAGGTTACACCTAAGTTAATTCGTAGACAGGCTGAATGGAGATACGCTTCATTGTCTGAGCCTATGTTATCTGCTGAGAAGTTGTTTGATGTTGCTCCTGTATCTTGGGAAGATAAAGATGGAGCAGAGCAGAATAGTATTGTTATTAATAACCAGTTTGATACTAAGATTAATAAGACTGCTTTTGTTGATGAGTACATACGTACTGCTGTTGATGAGGGTACAGTTATTATGCGTACTGGCTGGTGCTTCTATCAGGAAGAAGTTGAAGAGGATAAACCTGAGTATGGTGCTATAGTTGATGAAAGTGTTATTGCTGAATACGAGCAGTACATGCAGTTACAAAGTACTGATCCACAGGCATTCTTTAGACTGCCGGAGGAAGTTAAGCTTGGTATGCGAATGAGCCAAGAACAGGGACAACCTATACGGGTTATTGTTACAGGTAGTTCTAAAGTTAAGGTTAAGAAGACACTTAAAAATCATCCAACTTTAAGTGTAAGGGATAGTCGTAATATCTCTATAGATCCCACTTGTAATGGGGATTTGGATAAGGCAGGATTCATTATTGAGTCCTTTGAAACTTCCATGTCAGATCTCTTGAAAGAAGGGATCTACAAGAACCTGAGTCAAATCAATGTATCCAACTCAAACCCCCTCGCACAACCAGACCACACCCTCCAAGGATCAGAAGCAGCCAATTTCAGATTCCAAGACGAGGCAAGAAAAAGACTTGTTGCTTACGAATATTGGGGATATTGGGATATTCATGGTACTGGTAGTACTGTTCCTTTTGTCGCTACTTGGATAGGTGACACACTGATCAGAATGGAGTTAAATCCATACCCGGATCAGAAACCTCCCTTTGTACTGGTTCAGTATTTGCCTGTACGTAAGAGCGTGTACGGTGAACCTGATGGTGCTCTTCTTGAGGACAATCAGAAGATACAGGGAGCCATTGTAAGAGGTATGGTTGATCTATTGGGTAGATCAGCTAATGCTCAGACAGGTATGGCTAAAGGGATGTTGGATGTCACCAATAAGCGTAGATACGATCGTGGCGGTGACTACGAGTTTAATCCTACCTACAATCCAGCGAACCATGTGATTACACACAAGTTCCCTGAGATTCCTCAATCTGCTATGGCATTGCTTCAATTGTTTGGTAATGAAGCTGATTCAATGACTGGTGTAAAAGCTTTCAGTAGTGGTATTCAGGGTAATAGTCTTGGAGGTAGTGGTACTACTTCTGCTGCTGTTAGGGGTGTTCTTGACGCTGCCAGTAAGCGTGAGGCAGGTATCCTTAGAAGACTTGCTGATGGTCTGATTCAGGTAGGTAAAAAGATTATAGCTATGAATGCTATCTTCTTAGAGGAAGAAGAAGTAGTTCGTATTACCAGTGGTGAGTTTATTCCTATCCGTAGAGATGACTTAGCAGGTAACTACGATTTGAGACTTACTATCTCTACTGCTGAAGCTGATGATGCCAAAGCTCAAGAGTTAGCTTTCATGTTGCAGACTATGGGTAATAACTTAGATCCTGCTATGACTAAGATGATCTTGGTTGATATTGCTAAACTTAGAAAGATGCCATTACTTGCTAAACAGTTGAAGGACTATCAACCTCAGCCTGATGAAATGGCTATGAAGAAGATGCAATTGGAGATGGATAAGATTGCTGCTGAGGCTGCATTGATGAATGCACAGGCTCAAGAGATCATGTCTAAAATTCCATTGTATCAAGCTAAGACTATTACTGAAGGTGCAAGAGCTGATCATATTCAGTCTAATGCTGATAATGGTAATCTCAAGTTTATGGAGAAAGCTAGTGGTATTGACCATGAAAGGGAGTTGGAGAAACAGACTAATGATCACCAAGCAGCTATCGTAGGTAAGGCTATTGATACGGAGCATGCTGTTAATTTAGAGTCTGTTAAGCAACAGGGTATGAGAGACTCTGAGGTGCTCAAGAGCATCCTACAACCAAAAGTAGGTGCAAATGGTTAACACTTGGTTTAGAGTTAGTTTTTGATGGGTTCCTGTGGGACTCATCTTCTTTTAATTTGGAGTGTATATGTCTGTAACCGATGATCTTCAAAAAGACATTGATGAAGCTAAAGTCGATATGGCACTTGCTGAAGCATTAGTACGTCTGAATCAGAATAAGGATTTTCAGTTAGTTATTCTCAATGGGTATCTTGTAAAAGAAGCAGTACGCTTAGTTCATGAGAAAGTAAAGACTACTGAACCTGAAGTGATCAACAGAGGTATTGATAGTATCAGCTTCCTAAATAGATATTTAGAAGTCATTCTCTCTAGGGGTGAGTCAGCAGGTGTGTACCTCTTTGAAGCTCAAAATGAGCTAGATAAAATCTACGAGGAACAAGGCAATGAGTGAACCTATTCATGACGATGATGACGAGAATGGTGGCAATGAGACTGAAGTCTTAACCAACTTCTTGAACATGACGGATGAAGAAATTCGTAATTATGATCCTACTAAGCAGCCAGTAGTAGAAGCTGAAGTAACCACACAGACTGTTGCGAACGATAGTGAGCTTCAGTCTGATGTGGTGGATGAAGCTGATGCTACGGCTGTTGTTGATCCATTAAAAGATGATACTACTTCTGAGGCTGTGTCTGAGGAGAAAGAGTCTACTGCTGAGACGACTGCCACAAGTGAACATAAAGATTTTTATGACCAAGTGACAGCACCGTTCAAAGCTAATGGAACAACCATGCAGGTTAAGTCTGCGGAGGATGTCATTGCCTTGATGCAAATGGGAACTAACTACAACAAGAAGATGGGAGAGCTGAAGCAGCACAGACCTCTTATTAAGATGCTTGAAGAGCATAGTCTTCTTGATGAAGGTAAACTTAGCTTCTTAATTGATTTGCATAATAAGAATCCTAATGCTATTGCCAAGCTTATTAAGGATAGTCAGCTTGATATTTATGATGTGGATTCACAGGAGAAAGCTGATAGTTATGCTCCTACAGTTGTAGCACCAAACCAAGAGTCATTAGCTTTACAAGATGTACTGGATGAGTTGAAAGATCAACCCAACTACCCTCGCGTATTAAATGCTGTTGCTTATGAGTTTGATGAAGATAGTCGTAATGCTGTTGCTAGAAATCCTGTGATTCTACGAGATTTAATTGAGCATGCTTCTAATGGTATCTATGATCAGATCATGGCATACATCTCTAGTGAGCGTGTGTTTGGTCGTATGCAGGGCAGTCTGTTACAGATGTATCAGCAAGCAGGTAATACGTTGCATGCTGCAGGTAAGCTAGTAGGTACTAAACCTGCTGCTGTAGTTCCTGTGGTGGTTAAGGGAAGCAATGCTGCATTGGACAATCAACGTAAAGCTGCTGGTGCTGGTGGTAAACCTGCTCCTGCTAAAAGTGTTCCTGTTGTTGTGAATCCTTTAGCTATGACGGATAAAGAATTTGCAGAGTACGCTAAAACTATTGTATAAGGCACTGTTGCTTTATACCTAAACTTGAGAGATTAAAATCATGGCTCAGTCCTATAACCAACCTGGTGTTACAGCCTCCACCATTGGTAGTCAGATCAATACGTTCTTCTACCAAAAACAGGCTTTGGTGGAAATTGCTAAAACGCAGTATTTCAGTCAATTAGCTGATGTTACCCAAATGCCTAAAAACTTTGGTAAGACAATTAAGCGTAATATTTATATTCCATTGTTAGATGTTCAGAACAACAGTGATCAGGGTATTGATGCTGCTGGTGTTACTATTGATAGTGGCTACCACAAAGCGTTCATTCCATCGTTAACTTTACAGGTATTGAATGCTGGTAAAGTTGCTGCTAAAGCTGCTCTTGAAGCTTCTGGTTTATCTGTTGTTGCTGCTGCAGATGGTACTGGTGCATTAGCTGGTTGTGCTACCCTGACCATTACTTTAGGTACTGCTGCAACTGTTGCTGCATCTAAAGGTGCTAGTCCTGCTCCTGTTGCCTCTAACTATGGTTTGAGCTTGTATGGTGTTTACAGCACTGCACAGAAAGCAACCTTGTCAGCAATTGCTTTATTGCTTAATGATGCTGCCGGTACTCCAGCAGTAATTACCTATGAGCAATTGGCTGGTAACTTGTATGGTTCCAGTAAAGATATTGGTACAGTATCTGGTAAGTTACCTTTGGTTGGTGAGAATGGTGGTCGTGTTAACCGTGTTGGTTTCGTGCGTAAAGAGATCACAGGTACATTCGCTAAGTTTGGTTTCTTCTACGAATGGACTAAAGAGTCTTTAGACTTTGATACAGATGCAGAGCTTCAATCTCACTTAACCCGTGAGTCTTTGAATGGTGCTTCTGAGATGACTGAAGATGCTTTACAGATCGACTTGTTGAATGCTGCTGGTACAGTGAAATTTGCTGGTAACGCTACTAGCAACATCACAATGAATGCTGGTGACTTGATTAGTTACAGCGACATCATGCGATTGGGTATTGACTTAGATAACAACCGTACCCCTAAGAGTACGAATGTTATTACAGGCAGTCGTATGGTCGATACACGTACACTCACCATGTCCCGTGTAGCATTTGTAGGTTCTGAACTGATTCCTACTATTCGTGCGATGGTGGACTTACATGGTGCTGCTGCATTCATTGAGGCTCATAAGTATGCAGGTCAGACTCAGCTTATGAATGGTGAGATCGGTACTATTGATTGTTTCCGTATTATCGTTGTACCTGAGATGTTGAAGTGGGCAGGTGCTGGTGCTGATGCTGCTGATCCTCTCTACTACTCTACTGGTATGAACTATGACATCTTCCCATTCTTAGTTATTGGTGATGGTTCTTTCACTACTATCGGTTTCCAAACTGATGGTAAATCTGTGAAGTTTGTTACCATTACTAAAATGCCAGGTGCAGAGACTGCTGATAAAACTGATCCATTTGGTGAGACTGGTTTCACTTCTATCAAGTGGTACTACGGTTTCATGGCATTACGTCCTGAGCGTATTGGCTTGATTAAAACTTTAGCCAAAATGTAACATCCTAGGGGGAGGCTAAAGTTTCCCCCTTACTTCTTAAACATTGAGAGTATTTAATAATGTCTACTTTAGAACGTGATTCGCTTAAAGCCTTAGCAGACCAACAAGGTTTAACATACAAAGAAAATATCCCTACAGATCGTCTACGTGCTCTAGTTTATGGTGCTGTAGATGTGTTGGATGAACCAGTAGTAGTAGTTGAAGAGTCTCTTGCTGATAAGCGTTTGCGTATTCGTAATGCTGCTCTGAAACTGATTCGTGTGAACATCACTTGTATGAATCCTGCTAAAGCTGCATACACAGGTGAACTGTTTACCATTGGTAATTCAATCATTCCTACTATTACTAAGATGGTTCCATTTGGTACTCCTGAAGGTTATCACATCCCTCAGATTTTACTGGATCATATCCAGGGTAAAGAGTTTCAGACATTCATTCCCAAGAAGGGTAAGAATGGTATTGATACAGTTACATCTAAATGCATTCGTGAATACGCTGTTGAGATTTTACCTTCATTGACTCCGACAGAGATTCAAGAAATTGCTAAACTCCAAGCCATGAAATCTAATCAGGATTAATAGAAATGACGGGTACAACTATTCCACACGTAACAGTATCAATCACTGAAGCCATAGATATAACTGATGTAACAACAGGGTCTATTGGTGGTGATGGTGTATTGGATAAACTGTTGTCTACAATGACAGAACATTTGACAGCACAGTATGAGAAGCGTCGTATTACTGGTGTGGAATACGCTACGTTGTATCTAGGTGCTTATCAGACTACTCTTCAACAGGCATTGGTTCTTACAGCAGCTAAAGAGGTTCAGGCATACGAGATTAAAAATCTTGATTGGGAAGCCAAGTTAAAAGAAGCTCAGTACAATCTAGCTGTAAAACAGTTAGAAGCAGCTACATACGAGTTGAATACTAAAACTCCTGTAGAGGTAGCTAACCTTACCAAGCAAGGAACACTACTTACTACACAGAATAGTATTGCTACATTCGAGTTGACTCATAAACTACCTGCTGAAATAGACAACTTAACCAAACAAGGTTTAAGTATTGTTGCAGACACAGATCTAAAGGCTACACAGAATAGTATTGCTACATATGAGCAGGCTAATAAACTACCTGTTGAAGTAGCAAACTTAAACAGACAAGGTTTAAGTACTGAAGCTGATATATCATTAAAAGTTGTACAGGCAGATACAGCTAGGTATGTACTAGCTTCTCAGTTACCTGTAGAGGTGGCTAATTTAAGCAAACAAGGTTACATACTTGATAAAGAGGGTAGTATAAAGTTTGTAGAGGGTGAGACTGCAGCATACAAACTTGCAAATATGCTACCCAAAGAATACCAAATTCTTGATACACAGGTAACTATTGCAGATACAGAAAGCTCTATAAAGATTAAAGAGTTAGCTACAATTACTTATAATTTGGGTACTCGTATCCCTGAAGAGGTAGCAAACTTAACTAAGCAAGGTTTAAGTATTGAAGCTGATACAGCATTAAAGACTACACAGAATGCTACTGCAGCATATGTGTTGAGTACACAACTACCTGCTGAAGTGGTTAATTTAACTAAGCAAGGTTTATTAATTACAGCTCAAACAGCTATGTCAACTAAAGAGCTTGAAACAGCTACATACAATCTGACTAATAGAGTACCTGCTGAAGTAGCTGGTATCACTAAACAGAATACTTTGTTAGATGGTCAAGCTACTCTTCAAACTAAGGAAGGAACTCTCAAGGATTTAGAAGCAACATTGGTAACTGCTAAGACTGCAGGTGAGGCAGCTAATACTGCAAGTACTAATAAGCAAACAGAGTTGTATGAACGTAAACGATTGACTGAGGTAGCTCAGTTAGATGGTGCAGGTATCGGTTCACAGTCAGTGCTAGATAATCAAAGGATGTTATTACAGGCTCAGACACTTGGTATAGAGAATGACGCTAAACAGAAGGTAGCTAAACTGATGTTGGATACTTGGGCTACAAGATCTACCATTAATGATGCTGCAGATCCTAATCCTACTAATAAATTAGGGGATGATAAGATTGGACTTGTGGTAACTAATCTTTGTGGTAGTGTAGGTATAACTGTTTAAAGTTTAAGTATTTAATACAAGGGAGCTTATGCTCCCTTTTGTTTGGAGAGAGTAATGTCATACTTTGGCAATAAACGTAAGACCTACGTATTCACATCTATAACTCCGTTGGTAGATGGTAAAGATGTACCTAATTCTATACAGACAGCATTATCAAGATACATTAAGTTTGGGGGAGACTTACCTAAACAATTAATGGAAGCCAAGCAATACAGTATGCCTACAAAGATGAAACGTATTAATAAGTGGGTAGGGGATGATACAGCTCACTACGCGTATGGGGCTGTGAAGTCTGTGTATGTTGAACATGACATGGCAGTTGTAAATACATACCTACAAACTTATCTCAGTACCCTTGTAGGTCATACAGTAACAAAGTTATACACAAGGTTTGGGGGAATAAATAATTACCATGCTGTTTGGGATAAACTAATAAGATTATACGGTTATGACCCTACAACAAATATCCTAGGTACTCTTACAACTTATTGGGGAACTAACTGTTATTTTTATGATGCCCAAATAGATTATCTCAATGACACAGTAGATAAAGTACTAGACATAACATTCTTAGACCCTTTACCTAACAGTGTAGCATTTACCTCCGGAGCTACTCAAAGTAGGAGCCAAGATTTAGGTAGAGCACATACTGCATATACAACACATGGCTCATTTGCTTCTTCATTTCATACTGCCAGTAATAAAGATTTATTAACTATCCAGTACACATTTAGAATGGTAGGTACTACAACTATTGTGTATGACGATACCCTTTCAATACACTTGTCTCTGACCATGTATACGATATTACTATCCCCTATGGTTATACACCTACAACAACTACTGAAATAAGTAATGTAAGTAATACAGTCAGTACTTTATACAGTACCTCTCCAGATGTGTACCATAATATCCGTACAGTCGTAATAGTTAGACACTTTGACTACATCTTAGATATTGATACAGACTTCTTGGAGTACGAACCTTCAGGATATTTGGATGAGGATGTGTACCTAGGTGATACCAATACTATTGATCCTACTGCTAAGGGTGATCTATCAGGTATTACAGCAGGTATGGGTAAGTATATAGAATGTTACTACACCTACAACGATGGTGCTGTTAAACAGGCTTATTTGACCTACTTGTATGGTAGTGGAACCAATACAGACCTAGATAACATTTTCAATACTTCTGCTGAAGTAGGGAGTTTCTATCCTAGAATTTATATGAGGATGGGTGGAGTAGATCTAACAGACAGCTCTTTTGAAGGCACACCTGCATATGTGTCTTCTGTAAAGATATGTAAAAGATTAGGGTTAGACTGGAAGGGGTTATCTAAACAAATCCATAAATCTATTGGTGAACTTGCAGATGTCTCACAGATACTTATTACTGCATTGGCTCCATTGAACACAACTAAAGCTCCATTGATTCAGTACTTACTTAGATGGTTTAAAGCTCAGTATGATCTTATGGATCCTACAGTGGTAGTACCTGGTTGGACTCCTACTATTATAGATAGGCCTTCTTACTATATTAGGGGTGGTCAAAGTATTGAATTTAAGGATACAGTTTATCGTCAGTCTTTTGGATTCAGAGCTATTGGATACAAAGTAGTAACTGGATCTATAGGTGCTATAGGTACTGCCACTAATACTTATTACTCAGGTAATCAAAGGTATCATAGGTATCAGGTACAGACTACAGCTACAGAGTACGAAGAGATATTAGTATTCTCTGCTGAGAGCAGGGAAGATGTTCTTTTAGGTATGTCTACTATTGCAGCACCAGATTCTCCTGAGATAGCTGTACCTATGGACATGGCTATTGTTAATACATTCCCTAATTCATTGAGAGAGACAATTATAAATCAAGGTATGCATATTATAGTTAATACGGTGAAGATTGTTAAAGTGATGTGGTATACCAGTGGGATATTTAAAGCAATTCTCTTTGCTATTGCTGTGATTTTAGCTATACCATCTGGAGGTCAATCACTTACTGCATATGTAATATTTGAAGCTATTGCTACTGTAGTTATTGAATCATTAATCATTCAAGCAATAGCTAGAGTTTTAGTGAATGTATTTAATATTGACATAGGTGTTGCTTCAGCAATCATTGCAGTTGTTACACTTCTAGCTGCAGGATACGCTAAGTTTGATGGAAGTACTTTCTTGGGTCTTACAGCTAAAGAGTTATTACAGATAACTAATATTGCATTCAAGTTATCTCAAGAAGGATTCAAATTACAGGCTAAAGCTTTAGCAGATGAACAGTTAAGTTTCATGAGTATGACTGAGGTTAAACAAGCAGAGTTGGATGCAGCTAAAGCTTTAATCACTAAGGTTCATTCAATGAAGGATTACTTGCTTATGCCTACTAACATGAGTAAAGAATTTTATGTATTAGGAGAATCTCCTACCGACTACTACAATAGAACGGTACACTCTGGAAACGTGGGTGCATTATTGCCTACGCTATTAAGTGCATCTTCGGGGTTATTGTTATTACCCCCAAGTATGTCGCAATCATTGAACCAAGTAATGAAGAGGTAA